ATGACACCGATCCGCTCCTACGATCCGGACTTTGCCGAGCGCGTCGTCGCGCAGGGCCGCAGCGGCCTCAGCCGCGCCGAGATCGCCTCGGCGCTCTGTGCTTCGCTGTCCGACTTCGAGGCCTGGGCGACGCAGCACCCGGCCTTCGCCGCGGCGCTGGCCGACGCCGACACCGAGGCCCGCGCCTGGTGGGAAGCCCAGCCGCGGCTGGCGATGCAGACCGGCGCGACGTTCCGCGCCGCCGCCTGGGCGAAGGTCATGGCCCAGCGTTACGGGAGGTCCTCCGATCGCCCGCGCCAGGACACCAGGGAGCAGAAAGCCCGCGGCAAAGTCACCGCCCGCCTCGACATCCCCGACAACGGCCGCCGCCGCCGACCCATTCGAACCAGAACCGAAGGCTGACGAAGCGGTCTTCACCGCCCAGGAGGGGCCGCAAAGCAGGTTCCTCGAGTCGGGCGCCGACATCGCCATCTACGGCGGCGCGGCCGGCGGCGGAAAGACCTGGGCGCTGCTCCTGGACGCGCTGCGCCACCATGAGGATCCAGACTTCTCGGCGGTGATCTTCCGCCGCACCACCGTCCAGGTGCGCAATCCCGGCGGCCTTTGGGACGAGACCTTCAAGCTCTGTCCCGCCCTGGGGGGCGAGCCATTCAGCGCGACGCTCGAGTGGCGTTTTCCGTCCGGCGCGCGGGTGCGCTTCGCCCATCTGGAGCACGAGAAGACCGTGCTCGACTGGCAGGGCGCGCAGTTGCCGCTGATCTGTTTCGACGAACTGACCCATTTCACCGCCGCGCAATTCTGGAGCATGACCGCCCGCAGCCGCTCGGTCGGCGGGGTCACGCCCTACATCCGCGCCACCTGCAATCCCGATGCGGACAGCTGGGTGGCCGAGCTGGTGGCCTGGTGGATCAACCTGGAGACCGGGCTGGCGATTCGCCGCCGCTCCGGGAGGCTGCGCTGGTTCGTCCGGGTCGGCGACCGGCTGCGGTGGGCGGACAAGCCGGAAGACCTGCGCCGTCAGTACCCGGAGCTTCAGCCGCGCACGCTGACCTTCGTCGACGCCCGGCTGGACGACAACAAGGCGCTGACGAAAGCCGATCCCGAATATCGCGCCGGCCTCATGGCGCTGCCGCGGGTCGAGCGTGAGCGGCTGCTGCACGGCAACTGGAAGATCCGCGCCGCGGCCGGCCTGCTCTTCAACCGCGCCTGGTGCCAGGTGGTGGACGCCGTCCCCGCCGGCCTCGTGGTCAAGCGCGGCTGGGACCTGGCGGCGACGCCGAAGACCGAGACCAACGATCCGGACTGGACCGCGGGAACCAAGCTCGGCCGAAGCGCCGACGGGAGGTACTACGTGCTCGATCACCGCCGCACCCGCACGACGCCGGCCGGCGTCGAACGCTTCCTCGCCAACACCGCGGCCGACGACGGCCCCGAGGTGGAGATCGCCCTGCCGCAGGACCCCGGCCAGGCCGGCAAGTCCCAGGCCGCCGCCCTGGTCCGCGCCCTCGAAGGTTACGCCGTCCGCGCCACCCCCGAGAGCGGCGACAAGGTCACCCGCTTCGGCCCCTTCAGCGCCCAGGCCGAAGCCGGCAACGTCTACGTCCTCCGCGCCCCCTGGAACGACAGCTGGTTCTCCTCGCTCGAAGGCTTTCCAACGGCGGCGCACGATGACGACGCGGACGCGACGAGCCGCGCGTTCGGCGCTCACCAGTCGCGGATCGTAAGCGGGGGGTTCCTGGAGATGGCGCGGGAAGATTTGGCAGCGTCGCCCGCAGGAAAGAGACTCTAATGCCCCCCACCGGCGGTATTCGCACCTCTATGTCCTGGCAGGCGACCTACCCGCTCGGGCAGGCGGTCACCAATGCCATGTTCTCCCCTGGCCAGCCGCTCACGCCGCCCGACCAGGAGCCGGTGCGGGTCTGGGACTTTCCGGTTGGGATCAATGCGTTCATCACGCCCCGGTCGTCCGAGGCGTTCGGGTTTGCGCACCTGCGGGCCTTCGCCAATGTCGAGCTGGTGCGGCTTGCGATCGAGACGCGCAAGGATCAGCTGGAGGCGCTGCACTGGCGCTTCACGCCGCGGACCGGCATCTCCGAGACGCCCGCCCTGCAGGCTCGCGCCGCGCGGTTGACCCAGTTCTGGCGGCGGCCGGACGGCGTACACGCCTTCGCCACCTGGCTGAGGCTGGCGCTGGAGGACCTGCTGGCCATCGATGCGCCGGCGTTCGAGAAGCGCCGCGACGGGGCAGGGCGCCTGATCGGGCTGGATGTGGTCCCCGGCGACACGCTGAAGCTGCTGGTCGACGAGACCGGCCGCACCCCGGCGCCGCCCAGTCCGGCCTACCAGCAGATCATCAAGGGCCGCGTCTGGGCCGACCTCACCACCGACGACCTGCTCTATGCGCCGCGCAACCGTCGCCCGAACCATCTGCTCGGCTTCTCCCCCGTCGAGCAGATCGTCGTCACCCTGCAAACCCTGATCAACCGCCAGGCCGCCCAGCTGGCCTATTTTACCGAAGGTAATGCGCCGCAGGGCTTCCTCACGGCGCCCGAGGGCTGGGGCCCCAGCCAGATCCGCGAGCTGCAGCTGTGGCTCAACACCCAGCTCTCCGGCCAGGCCGCCGAGCGCGCCAAGCTGATCTGGACGCCATCCGGCGCCACCTACCAGGCGTTGAAAGACCCGCCGCTGAAGGACGACTTCGACGAGTGGCTGGCCCGCATCGTCGCCTTCGCCTTCTCGCTGCCGCCGACGCCCTACGTCCGCCAGATGAACCGCGCCACCGCCGGCGAGGACCAGGATCGCAGCCTCGAAGAGGGCCTCAGCCCCCTGAAGCTCTGGGTGAAACGGCTGATCGAAGGGGTCAACGAGGACGAGTTCGGCGAAACCGACCTCGACTTCGCCTGGCTGGACTCTGTGCAGATCGACCAGGCGGCGCAGTCACAGATGGACGACCGCGACCTGCGCAACGGCTCGCTCTCGGTCAACGAGGTCCGCTTCCGGCGCGGGCTGGGCCCGGTCGAGGGCGGGGACACGCCCCGCATCTACGGCCCCGCCGAGCCGCTGAACGCGCCGCCCGCCGCCGCGCCCGCCACTCACTGATCACGTCACCACGGAGCCCGTCCGCATGCGCCTCTTCGGCGAACTGACCAAGATCGAAGACCAGCCTGACGGCACGCTGAAGGTCTATGGCGTCGCCTCGACCGGGGCGCGCGATGACGCCGGCGAGATCGTGCTGCCGCAGGCGATGAAGGCGGCGCTGCCCGACTATGCCCGCTATCCGGCGCTGCGCGAGATGCACCAGCCAACGGCCGCGGGGCGCACGCTCGAAGCCACGGTCGACGACGACGGGGTGACCCGGATCGTGGCCCACGTGGTCGATCCGGTCGCCATCGCCAAGGTAAAGTCGCGCACCTACTCGGGCTTCTCGATCGGCGGCAAGGTGCTGTCGCGCGACAAGGCCGACGCCACGGTGATCACGAAGATCCGGCTCTCCGAGATCAGCCTGGTCGACCGGCCGGCCAACCCCGAGGCGGTGATCGACCTCTGGAAGGCGGACGCTGCGCCGGTCGGCAACGAGTCGGTGAAGGGGCGCGCGGCGGTGATGGCCAAGGCGGCCGGCCGGCCGGGCAGCTGGAAGGACTACGTCGCCAAGGCCCGCGCCGCGCTGATGGCCGAGCAGCCGGCCCCGGACGACGACGACGAGGACCCCTCCGGCCTGACTGACGACACCCAGACTGCAGCGAACGACAACTGGCCGGAGGCTGACGACGCAGGCGATGCGCCTGACGACGCTTCGGTCGATGACCCGGCCGGGTCCGACGACCCCGGGGACATCGCCGCGCGGTTGGCGGCGCTCGCCCAATCGGACCCGGACGCCCTGCAATCGCTGCACGACGCCCTGGCGGCGCTGGGCGCACGCTGCGATCCGGACAACTGCCCTGACGCCGCCAAGGCCAGCCTTGCCGATGACCTCGCTAAGGCCCTGCCGCGCGTCGAGGCGTTGGAGCGGCGGCTGGCGGCGCAGGACGCGCGCATCGAGCGGCTCGCCGCTACGCCCCTGCCGCCCCGCACCGCCGCCAGCCCGCACGCCCGCGCCGTCGGCAAGGCGGACGACGCCGATCCGGGCGGCGAAAGCCACGACCTCAGCGCCGCCGAGGCCCAGAAGGCCTTCGCCGCCCTGACCTCCGACGAACGCGCCTTCCTGCTGATGAAGGCCTCGCTGCGCCAGCCGATCCCGTTGGGCTGACCTAAGCCCGCCAACCCGTTCCCCACGGCCCTGCGAACGCGTGGGCCGCGCTCTCCCGTGCAAGGAGCATTGCTCATGAACCACGCCCTTTCGCCCGACGACCTCAAAAAGTCGTTCGTCAACGCCATGTCCCGCCCCTCCGAGGACATCGCCCGCACCATCCTGGCCCAGGCCGGCGTCGATCCGGACCGGCTGGAGAAGACCATCTCCACCGCCACCGGCCTCGTCGCCTTCGACCTGCAGGCGCCGGCCAAGAACCTCTATCCGGCCGCGACCCCGCTGCGGAACCGCGTGCCCCGCGTCTCCGGCGGCACGGGCACGGCCACCAACTGGCGCCAGGTCTCGTCCCTCGTCGGCTCCGGCTACGACGCCATCGGCTGGGTGGCCGAAGGCCAGCGCGCCGGCCAGATGAGCTACGTCACCGCCAACAAGTCCGCGTCCTACGTGACCCTGGGCGAAGAGGACTCGGTCACCTTCGAGGCGATCAACGCCGCGGTGGGCTTCGAGGACATCCAGGCCACCATGGCCATGCGGCTGCTGCAGAAGACCATGCTGAAGGAGGAGATGGCCATCCTGGCCGGCAACACCTCGCTGGCGCTCGGCACGCCCGCCACGGCCTCGCTCGCCGCCGCCGGCTCGGGCGCCACCCTGCCGGCCGCGACCTACTCGGTGATCGTCGTGGCCCTCACCCTCGAGGGCTATCGCAACTCCTCGCTGGCCGGCGGCATCGCCACTTCGAAGACGGTGACCGGCGCCGACGGCAAGACCTTCGCCATCAACGGCGGCTCCTCCGCCAAGTCGACCGCCGCCACCCAAGCGGTGACGCTGGGCCAGACGCTCTCGGCGACTGTCGCGGCCAGCCAGGGGGCCGTGGCCTACGCCTGGTTCGTCGGAACCTCGGGCTCGGAGACGCTGCAGGCAATCACCACCATCAACTCCGCCACCTTCGCCGCGCCGCTCGCCGGCTCTCAGCAGGCGGCCACGGCAGTCACCGCCGACTGCTCGACCAACAGTCTCGGCTACGACGGCCTGCTGACCACGGCGCTGAAATCCGGCAACAACGCCTACGTCAAGGCGCTGGCCACCGGGACGGCCGGCGCCGGCACCGCCCTGACCGCCTCCGGCCGCGGCTCGGTCAATGAGATCGACCAGATGCTGGAGACCATGTGGGACACCTACCAGGTCTCGCCCACGGTGCTGTTCGTCAACAGCCAGGAGCTGAAGAACGTCACTAACAAGGTGCTGTCGTCCGGCTCCGGCCCGCTGCTGCAGTACCGCCAGGACCCGTCCGGCGGCGGCTACCAGCTCGACGCCGGCGGCATGATCGCCACCTACTACAACCCCTTCCTGCTCGACGGCGGCATGCGCATCCCGGTGAAGATCCACCCGTTCGTGCCGCCCGGCACCATCCTCGCCTACGCCGAGACCCTGCCGGCCCAGTACCAGTCGAGCGAGGTCCCCAACGTCGCCGAGGTGAAGTGCCGCCAGGACTACTACGCCATCGACTGGCCCCCGGTGACCCGCCAGCGCCAGAAGGGCGTCTACGTAGAGCAGGTGCTGGCGGTCTACGCCCCCTTCGCGATGGGCGTGATCACCAACGTGGCGAACGGGTGACTTCGAACCCTCCCCCTTGAGGGGAGGGTGGCCGCGAACCGGCCGGGTGGGGTCCTCTCTCCGCTCCACCTTTCCTGCAAGCAGACCCCCACCCCCGACCCCTCCCCGCAAGGGGGAGGGGAGCAGGAGCCGCAGATGGCCGCTAGCGATCTCACCGATCTCGACACCGTCAAGGCCTGGCTGGGCATCAGCGGAATCACGACCGACACCCTGATCTCCGGCCTGATCACCGCCGTCTCCGCCTTCGTCCCGGCCTACCTCGGCCGCCAGGTGCTGTCGGCGAGCTACGTCGAGACCTACCGCGGCAACGGCCAGTCGGTGCTCTTGCTGCGCAACTTCCCGATCACCGCGGTGGCCAGCGCGGCGTTCGCCGGCCAGACCATCACCGCCGCCGCCGACCCGGTGCTGCTGACCAGCGGTCTCCTCTTCGACGACCGGGCGCTGACCCTGGTCGGCGGCCGCTTCCCGGTCGGCCTCCCGGTAGTGGTCAGCTACACGGCCGGCTATGCCGCCACGCCGCCGGACATCGCCCAGGCGGCGATCGAGCTGGCGGGCGAGGCGTTCCGCCGCCGCGACCGCATCGGGCTCTCCTCGAAGAGCCTCGGCGGCCAGGAGGTGATCGCCTTCTCGCTGAAGGACATGAACGACACGGTGCGGGCGCTGCTGGCGCCCTACCAGGTGCTGGCCCCGTTCTGATGCTCAGCGCCACCCTCACCGGCGCCGACGCGCTGGCCGGCCAACTGGACGCGCTCCCCGCGGCGGTCACCGCCGCGATCGCCGCCAAGTCCGCCGCCCTGGCCGACCAACTGCTGGACCTCGCGCGCCAGAAGCTGAGTGGCGGGGTGCTGCAATCCCGCAGCGGGGCGCTGGCGGCGTCGCTGGGCGTGGACGGGCCGACCCTTACCGACGAGGGCGTCGTCACCACCATCTTCGCCGGCGGCGATCTGAAGTATGCGGCCATCCAGGAATACGGCGGCGTCACCTCGCCGCACGACATCCTGCCGTCGCGCGCCAAGGCGCTGGCCTTCATGACCAGTGGCGGCGAGGTCTTCGCCAAGGTCGTGCACCATCCGGGCTCGCATATCCCCGAGCGCTCCTACCTGCGCTCGTCGCTCGCCGAGATGGCCGAGACCATCGACAGCGAGATGAAGGCGGCGGTGCTGGATGCCCTGCGCGGGCAGATGGAGGCCTGACGTGGACTCCGAGAGCATCTACCAGGCCCTCTTCGACCTCACCGCCGGCCTCGCCTGGGCGCCGTCGGGCGCGCTGGCCTTCAGCTCGCGGCGGGTGAAGACCTTCGAGGACCTGCCTGCCCAGCCGGCGCTCTGCCAGGCCGAGACCGACGAGACAGTGGCCCAGCGCACCGGCATGCAGCCCACCACCACGCTAGGCGCCAGCTGGCTGATCTTCCACCAGGCCGGCAAGGACGACGGCGCCATCCCGGCCCAGACCACCAACGCCATCCTGGCCGCGGTGCGGGCCCTCTTCGTCGACCCGACTGACCCCGACTACGCCCAGACCCTCGGCGGCCTCGTCCACAAGTGCTGGATCGAAGGCCGCATCCAGAAATTCCAGGGCGACCTCGACGGCCAGACCCTGATCGTCGTGCCGATCAAGGTTCTCGCGCCGTGACGCTTGATCCCCGAAACGGACAGGCGTTATCGCGTGGCGGGGGCGCGCGCAGGACCGCCCCCGGGTTGCCGCTCGGCGCCCCACACGAAGGCAGTGTCGATGCGCCGGGGTTCTTCGCAGACGGCCACGCTGACGGTCGATCCGAAGGTACGCGCGACCGTGTTCAATGCCTCCCTGAGGGTGAGGTCTCTGAGCCGCTTCGGCAGGCGCACCACCCTCGGATCGAAAGGGGTGCTCGCAATGTAGTCCAGGAGATACTCCGGCGTTTCGGCATGCAGATCGGCCTGCGCCTTGGTGACCTCCGGGCTGCCCATGAGCGTCAACACAGAAAGGACACCGTCCCAGGCATCGGCGTTTTTCAGCTCGACGTTCTGGAGCCGTGTGTCGAGTATGCTCTGCAGATCCGAACGCATCTCTACCTCGACTAGACCGCCGTCGCTCGCGTCGACGTAGTAGAGGGCGTGTAGCCCACGCGTGCAGCCGTCCCGGATATTGGCCAAACTCTGCTCCACCGCATCTTGCCGAACCTGCGCGGCGACGCCGAGATCGTCTACGCCGGCTCGCGGCGGGTAATCGTCGCTCCCCCGCGGCTCAATTGGGAGGTTGCTGACCTCGAACTCGATCAGCCGGGGCCGGTCGCAGGTGGCGATTGTGACGATAGCTCCGAACGATCTCGCTACCTGGTCCAGCGCCTGTTCAAGCGTGACTCCGTTGATCTCTCGCGGCAGTCGCAGCTCAGAGGCTGGAATCGGCGCGCCAGCGTCGAATGCGTCCACGAGCTCGGTTGCCGGGGGCGGCGCAAAGCTTGCGCCAAGTTTCGTCTTGGCTCGCGCCACCTCTGGGCTTGCCTCGATCGGCCCGAGTGACGCGCCGAGATGAGATCGCGACCAGTCGTCGAGCTCGATGCGGTGCAGGCGCGTGTCCAAGAAAGCGCCCAGCGGTGAGCGGGTGCGCACCTTGAGCAACGCCGCCTCGGAGCCGTCCACGTAGTAGAGGATGTGCTGGGCGCTGCCTTGGCACTCCGGCGCGATGTTTTGCAGCGCAATGTCGAGGCGGGCGACTTCGACGTCGGCGCGCATTCCCAGATCGTCCGGAGCCTTGGCCGCATGCGCCGCTGACGCCGTCAGCAGCAACGCCGACACGGCGGCGCCCAGGGTGGCGCAGATCGGGGCGATGCACGCGAGGCGGATCATTCGCCCCGAACTCTACCATTGGCTCGGCCAGATCGCTCGCGCCATTTCAAAGGAGATCCGAGCCATGGCTCAATCCGTCTTCGGCGTCGGCTTTCTCTTCGCCACGCCTTCCGGGAGCAATCCCACGCCGGCCCGGTTCGGGCGGCTACAGGACGTCTCGGTCGACATTTCCTACGACACCAAGCTGCTCTACGGCTCCAACCAGTACGCGCTGGAGCAGGCCCGCGGCAAAGCCAAGATCGACCTGAAGGCGTCGATCGGCGTCGTCGATCCGGCCTTCTTCAACAACGTCTACTTCGGTCTCGGCGCCACCACGGGCGAGACCCTGAACAGCATCGACGAGGCGGCGACGCCGTCGTCGGGGACGTTCACGGTGGCGGGTGGCGGGACCTTCAGCCAGGACCTCGGCGTCTACAATACGGTGACCGGGCTCTACCTGACCCGCGTCGCCTCCGCGCCGGCGGCCGGGCAGTACGCGGTCAACACCGCGACCGGCGTCTACACCACCAACTCGGCGCAGAACGGCCAGCTGCTGAAAGCGTCCTACACCTACGGCTCGTCCAGCACCGGCGCCAGCGTCAACGTCACCAACCAGCTGATGGGCGCCTCGGTGATCTTCGGGGTGCAGCTGGTGAACCGGTTCAAGGGCTCAGACGGCGTCGTCCGCTCGCTCTTCCTCAATTTCCCGGCCGTGCAGTGCCCGAAGCTGTCGATGCCGCTGAAGCTCGACGACTTCACCCTGCCGCAGCTCGACATGAGCGCCCAGGACAACGGCTCGGGCAATGTCTTCAACTATTCGATGACGGGGTGAGGCATGGCCGAAGTGACCATTGGCGGACAACTGTGGTCGGTGAGCCTGCCCAGCTTCCGCAAGCTGAAGGCGGCCTGGCGCTACATCGCGGCGGTGCAGGAAGCCACCGACCCGATGGCGAGCGTCGATGGTGTGCTCGGCATCGTCAGCGTGGGCTCGTCCGTTGCGGTCAGCGTGGACGAACTCGAGGACGCGCTGACCCCCGCCGAGATGGCCGGGCTGCGGCCGTTCGTGAACGCGCTGATGATCGAGGTCGGGCTGGCGGCGAGGCCTGAGGAGACCGGCCCTTTGGGGGCGGCGAGCCCTTCGACGGCGACTTCGACGCCCTGATCGTCGCCATCCTGGCCAGCCTCGGATCGAGCGACTGGGACGGGGTCGAGGCGAGCTGGAACGTGCTGCGCTGGCTGAAGCTGCAGGCGCACTGGGCCAAGGCGGGTCCGCCGCTGCACGTGACCCTGGCGGCCTACGTCGGGTGGAAGCCGCGCACCCCTGCGGTGCAGGACGTCTACGGGCCGGAGGACTTCGCCGCGGTGCTGGCTTCGATGCCAGGCGGCGAGCGGGTGGAAGGAGGCGGGCATGGCTGACACGGCCAGCATCCAGTTCAGCGCCGACACCAGCCAGGTGGCCGCGGCGATCACCCAGATCAAGACCCTGCTGGCCGGCCTGCAGACGGCGCTCGGCCAGCTCAACGGGCAGATCCGCCAGCAGGGAACGACGGCCGCCGCCGGCGCGGCTCAGCAGGCGGACGCTCAGCGCCAGGCGCTGAGCCGCACCCTGGCGGCCGACAAGGCGGCCCTCGCCGACCAGGAGGCGGCGCTGAAGGCGCGCTTCGCCCGCGGCGAGCTCTCCGCCGCCCAATACTACCAGCAGCTGGCCTCGCTGCAGGCGGCGAGCACCCAGAGCCAGGTCACCGCGATCGAGGCGGCCGGCGCCTCCTCCGTCGATGCCAGCGCGAAGACCACGGCCGAGATCGCGCGCCTCTGGGCCGACCTTGCCAAGGCGCAGGACCAGGAACAGACCCAGCTGGCCGAGCACTTCAAGCGTGCGATCTCGCCGGTGGTCAGCTCCTTCTCCGAGGGCCTGCTGAAGATGGCCGAGGGGACGCGCACCTTCGCCCAGGAAGTCAGCGCCGTCGGGCAATCGCTGTTGCAGGACTTGCTGCGGGTGATCGACCGCATGGTCAGCAACTGGATCGCCGGCGAAATGGCCCAGCTGGCCGCGACCCGGATGAAGACCGCCATGGGCCCGCTGCTGAGCCAGGAAGCGGCCGACAAGACCACGGGCATCAACCTGCTGGCCAACCTCAAGCAGATCAAGTCCGACGCCGCGGCGGCGGCCGGCGCCGCCTACCGGGCGATGGCCGGCATCCCGCCCGCGCCGCTCTGGGGCATCGCCGCGGGCGCCGCGGCGTTTGCCGGGGTGATGGCCTTCGAGGGCCTGGCCTCGGCCGCCGGCGGCTATGACATCCCGACCGGCGTCAACCCGCTGGCCCAGCTGCACCAGCAGGAAATGGTGCTGCCGGCGCGCCTGGCGAACCCGCTCCGCGACGCCCTGGGCGGCGGCGGCGCATTCGGCGCGCACGGCGCTGGCGGCGACACCCACCACATCACCTACGCGCCGCAAATTCTGCCGCCCAACAAGCCCTTCGCCCAGCAGCTGCAGGACCATGCCGGCGACGTGGTCTCGCTGATCCAGGCCGCCCTGCGCGACCGCAGGCTGAGCCCATGAGCCCGCTGCCCGTCTATCCTGGTCCGGAGCTGGTGCGCGGCCTCGCCTACAGCCAGAAATGGACCCCGACCTTCTTCAACGCCCCCACGGCCACCACGGCCAGCGGCGCCGACATCGACCTCGGCCTCGCGCAATCCCCACTCCACGACTTCGAGCTGACCTACGATCTGCTGCGCGACGGGGTGAAGTGGGGCCATTCCGGCGCGCGGGCGACGCTCGAGTTCAGGACCATGATGGGCTTCCACCTGCAGCTGGCGGGCACGCTCGGCCGGTTCCTCTACCGCAACGTCGACGATCGCCAGGTCTTCCAGAACCCCATCGGGGTCGGCGATGGTTCGACCAGCGTCTTCACCCTGACCCGCAGCTTCGGGGCCAACGGCTACTTCGGGACCGAGCCCGTTGGTCAGGTGGATACCGGCGCGCCCTTCAACGTCTACCTCGGCGGCTCGGCGACGCCCCTCGATCCCGCGCTCTACACGCTCAGCACCGCGGCGCCGGTCGCGAATACCGTGACCTTTGCCATCGCGCCGACGTTCGGCCAGCAGATCGCAGTCGACATGGCGTACTTCTACTACTGCAAGCTCAGCGCCAACTCGAACACCTTCGAGAAGTTCATGGACCGCCTCTGGATGCTGAGCAAGGTGACCCTGCACAGCTGCCGGCCAGGCGCCTGACGGCCATGGGCTCGATCCTGCGCTCGTGCTCGCCGGCCCTCGCCGCGGCGCTGGCCGCCGGCGCGCCGCTCTGGCGCGCTGACCTCTTCAGCTTCACCCTGGCCGATGGCGTCACAGTGCTGAACTGGAGCAGCTGGGACGGCCCGCTGACCTGCGCGGGCGTGACCTACGCCTCGCAGCGCCCGTGGATCGAGCGCTCGAACTGGAACGTCGCCAACACCCTGGAAGTGCCGTCGCTGAGCTGCCGGCTGCTGGCGCTCAATGACGGCTTCGCCGGCGGCGCGCAGATCAAGCTGCAGATCCACAACGGCCTCTTCGACGGCGCCAGCTTTCTGCTCTCGCGGGCCTTCATGACCGCGCCCGGCGATGCCGACGCGCTCGGCGCCATCGCCCTCTTCGGCGGCAAGGTCGGCGGCGTCGACATCATCGGCACCACCGCGACCCTGACCATCAAGGGCAAGGTCAACGACCTCGAGCAGAACGTGCCGCGCAACCTCTACCAGATCGGCTGCAACCACGCCTTCTGTGACGCCGGCTGCACGCTGAGCCGCGCCAGCTTCACCGCCGCGTTCACCGCCGGCGCCGCGCCCACGCCGGTCTTCATCCCCTGGGCCGGCTCGCCGCCCGGCAACGCGACCAGCTATCAGAACGGCACCCTGACCATGTCCGGCGGACCCGCCGCCGGTCAGCGCCGGATGATCGCCAAGGCTGACTCGACGGGGCTGACGCTGGCCTATCCGCTCTACCAGACCCCCGCCGCGGGCGACGCCTTCACCGCCTTCCAGGGCTGCGACAAGACCCTGAACTCCGGCTCGGGCCAAAGCTGCACGGATCGCGCCAACACCTTGAATTACCGCGGCTATCCCTTCGTCCCGCCGCCGAACACGGCGTACTGACCTATGGCCATCGCCGAGCACGCCACCCTGCGGGTCGATGGACCGGGAGGGCCGGAAACGCACGCCTTCGCGTCCGCCGCCGAGGCCGCGGCCCGCGCGGCCTTCATCAACGAGGCGCTCAGCTGGGTCGGCACGCCGTTCCAGGACTGCGCCGACGTCAAGGGCCCGCACGGCTGCGTCGACTGCGCCATGCTGCTGGTGCGCAGCGCCGTCGACACCGGCCGTTTCCCGCCCTTCGACCCACGCCCCTATCCACCGCGCTGGCACCTGCACCGCGGCGAGGAGCGGTTCATCGGCTGGATCGCGGGCACGCTCGGGGCGGCCGAGGTGGTCGCCCCGCGCGTCGGCGACGTGGTGCTCTGGCAATTCGGCCGCTGCTTCAGCCACGGCGCGGTGCTGATCAACGCCACCGAGGTCGTCCACGCCTACTACGCAGCCGGAACCACCCTGGTCTCGCGCCTGCAAGAGCCGCTGCTCGACTACATCTCCGACGGCCGGCTGAACATCCGCCGGCCCGTGAAGTACTTCGACCTGTGGAGGCCCACTCCTCACCCGCAAAGCGGGGGAGGTGGCGCGCGGAGCGCGACGGAGGGGGCGCAAAGCGGCCTCAACGCCCCCTCCGTCAGCCTGTCGGCTGACACCTCCCCCGTTTCACGGGTGAGGAGTGCGCCATGAGCGCCGTCTCCAGTAAGAACCAGCCGCCAGCCCCGATCCGCTATTCCGGGCTGAATGTCGGCACGTCGCAGTTCGACCTGCCGGTGCCGATCTTCTGGGGCACGCGGCGGCTCACCACCAACGCGATCTGGTTCAACGACTTCACCAAGACCCCGGCCGGCGGCAAGGGGAAGGGCGGCGGCGCCAAGGCTCAGCAGGCCTATGACTACAAGGCCGCGGTGATCCTGGGCCTCTGCGAAGGCCCGGTCGATGGCATCCAGAACATCTGGGCCAACGGTTCGACCACCACCACGAGCACCCTCTCGGCGCTGAACCTGATCTTCGCCGCCGGCGCGTCCACCGAGGCGCCCTGGTCCTACGTCACCACCCACTACCCGGCCCAGGCCATCGCCTACCGGCTGACCGCGCTATTGGCCTGCCCGACCCTGGACCTCGGCGAAAGCGCCACGATCCCGGACAACGATTTCGAGTGCAACCGCATCTCGACCGCGTCCTTCGCCGTCGGCGCCTCGCCGACCTCGACCTTCATCCCCTGGACCGCCCCGGCCGATGCCGGGCGCCACGTCGGCGCCTCGTTCAAGCTGCTGACCGGCGCTGCGGCAGGACAGGTGGGCGTTGTCTCGGCCGTGAGCCCGTCCGGCGTCACCCTCGCCGCGCCGCTGACCACGGTCCCCATGGCCGGCGACGCCTTCGCGCTCGGCTTTGCCTACATCCACGCCCAGGCCGCCGGCGGCTGGATCGACCCCAACAGCCACGCCCAGTCGCCCTGCAACGACTGCCTGATGAGCGACATCGTCACCGACCTTCTGACCAATGCCCAGTATGGACTCGGTTGGACGTCGGCCGACGTCGGCGCCATCGCCCAGTACGCGGCCTACCAGCGGGCCCAGGGCCTCTTCTTCTCGCCGCTGCTGAACCAGTCGGAAAAGGCGACCTCGCTCATCGACCGCTGGGCCCAGCTGAGCAACGGCTGGATCTACTGGTCGGGCGCCCAGCTGCAGTTCGTGCCCCTGGCCGACGCCCCGATCACCGGCAACGGCGCGAGCTTCACGCCCGACAACGACGTCGCCTACGACCTCGGCCTCGCCGACTTCATCGCCGACAAGGCGAGCGACTCCGGCCCGGTGAAGGTCACCCGCATCGATCCCGCCGACGCCTGCAACCGCACGGTGCTTAACATCACCGACCGCACCCTCGGCTACATATCCAACCCGTTCGAGTTCAAGGACCAGACCCTCGTCGACGCTTACGGCCTGCGCGACAATTCCAACATCCAGGCCGACGACATCTGCGATCCGGCCGTCGCCCGCATCGTGGTCCAGTTCCTGGGCAAGCGCGCCGCCTACATTCGTAACAGCTACGCCTTCAAGACCAGCTACCGCTTCATCCGCTGCCTGCCGGGCACGGTGCTGACCCTGACCGAGCCCAACATCGGCCTGGCCGCGGTGCGCGTGCGGGTGAAGACCGTCGCCGAGGACGAGCACGACCAGCTGAGCTTCGTCTGCGAGGAGTTCCCGGGCACTGCCGCCACCTACACGCCGCCGCTCATGGCCGCCCAGGTCAACCCCGCCACCACGCCGAACCAGTTCGTGGACTCCGGCCCCGTCAACACCCCCGCCATCGTCGAGCCCGGCGCCACCTACACCGGCGGCGCGCCGAAGCTGATCATCGCCGCCAGCGGCGGCGCCAACTGGGGCGGCTGCGGCGTCAACCTCAGCTTCGATGGCGTCAACTACAGCCAGATCGGCGAGATCACCTCCGCCGCCCGCCAGGGCCTGCTCACCGCCGCCCTGCCAGCCTACGCCGCCGCCAACCCGGACACCGCCGACACCCTCGCGGTCGACTGCACTGAGAGCCTGGGCGCGCCCTCCACCGCCGTCACCCACGCGGACGCCGCGGCCCTGCGCTCCCTGGCCCTGGTCGCCGCCCAGCCGACCCTGACCGGCGGCGCCTGGGTCATGCCAACCGACGGCGAACTCCTGGCCTTCGGCGCGGTGACGCCGACCGCGACCTACGCCGCCGACCTCACCTGGCTCTACCGGGGCGCCTATGGCGCGTCCGGCGCCGCGCACGCCATCGGTGATCAGTTCACCCTGATCGACATCACCGGCTCGGACGGGACCAGCCTCGCCTACACCCTGCCGCCCCAGTACGTGGGCCAGACGCTCTACCTCAAGCTGGCGTCGTTCAACCTTTTCGGCCTCAGCCGGCAGGACCTCTCGACCTGCCTGGAATACCAGTACACCCCGGCCGGAACCGGCTTCGGCGGCGAGACCGGCTCCGTCGTGGCGCTGGCGACGAGCGCCATCGCGGCCGGCGCCTTCGTCAACGTCTTCGTCGCCGCCGGCGTCACCCAGGTGCAGCCGGCCCAGGCCAACAGCGCCGCCACCTTCGCCAACGGCTTCGCGCTCTTCCCCATCGCCAGCGGCGTCAGCGGGGTGGTGACGCTGTCGGGGCTCAACTCCGCCGTCGCCGTCGCCGCGACCCAGGCCCAGGTCTGGCTCTCCGACGCGACCCCCGGCGGCTTCGCCACCTCGGCCCCGAGCGGGCCCGGCGACATCGTCCAGGTGCTCGGCCCGGCGACGCAGGGCGTGGGCGTCTCCTTCCTGCCGGGCGGCGCGCCGATGAACCCCCGGCTGGTCGCGGCCGAGAACGGCCTGGAAATCCTCACCGAGGGCGGCGCCCTGATCACGACGGAGACCTGACGACATGACGGGCACGGTGAAGATATCGGCGCTGCCGGCGGGGAGCGCGCTCGCTGGCGCGGAGGCCTTCGCGGCGGTGCAGGGCACGGCGACGGTCAAACTGACCGCCAGCCAGCTCAAGAGCTTCGCCAACGCCGGCGTCGGCACGGTGACCAGCGTGGCGCTGAGCGCGCCGGCCGAGTTCACCGTCTCGGGCTCGCCCGTGACCGGCGCCGGCGCGCTGAGCTTCGCCTCGGCCGCCCAGTCGGCCAACACGATCTGGGCCGGGCCCGGCAGCGGCGCCGCGGCCGCGCCGGCATTCCGCGCCTTGGGTCCGGCCGACCTGCCGGCGGGCAGCGTGTTCGTGGTCTCGGCCACCATCGCCAACGTCGCCGCCACGGGCGATGTCGCCACCCTCACCCTGCCGGCGGGCCTCGGCGACTACGCCATCTCGGTCGGCAACGCCTCCAATGCGATCATGCGCGCCTTCAGTAACGGCGCGTCCGGCGCCATCACGGGCACGATCCGCACGGCGCCGAGCGGCGGCGGCGTCGCGCTCTACACCTTCAACACCGTCACCCCACCGGCCGCCGGCGCGCTCTCGCGCTCGACCGCCTTCCTGGGCACGACGCTGCTGAACCAGGCAACCACGCCCACCCTCTACATCAACGTCTCAGCCTCGACCGCCACCGGCGCCGGCGCCATCGACGTCCCCCTGATGCGCCTGCCCTGACGCCCGCTCCCCCACCGCACGCAGCTCTCGAGAGAAGCCACCATGATCTTCATGCTCGCCCCCGCGCCCAACATGGTCTTCGGCGGCATGCCCTCCGGCACAACCTACGCGGCCAACCAATACGGGCTGATCTACGTCGTCAACGGCTCTGTGCCGGACCAAATCTTCCTGCAGGACGCGGGCTGCGCCACGCTCGTTCCCTTCGGCAACTACCAGCTGCCGCCGCTGTCAAAGTGGGGGCTCGCGGCGACGGGGTGCTCGAACTTCACAACCTATAGCGGGACGAACAGCGCCAAGGTTATGACGTGCCGCGTGCATTTCGCGACGGCCGCGTTGGGTGGAACGATCAAGCTGACGCTCGGCAACTGGGTCAACACCGAGAATGTCGGCGACTACTGGGGAGACGGCGCGGCCAACATGGGCCCGATCACCGTCAACGGCTCGATCTGCTATCCGGGCCCCAACAACATCATCGGCGCCTATGGGCCGGTCACTATCGCCCCAGGCGCCAATCTCGACGTGCTGGTTCCGATCTCGGTGGAAGTGCCAGCAGGCGCTAAGTTCTACGAGGGCGTCTATGTCGTGCCGACCTCGGGTTGCCAGATTCCGATCATCGACGCCGTTGTCGATCCGAGCAACATCCTCATCTGCAACCTGCCGATCGGCGAGGGGTCGATCCTTTCGACCAGCGCCACCGACCTTACCGGGAGCCTGGCTACGATCAGCGGAATTGATAGCGCGGTGATGTACGGAGCGCTGGCGATCAGCGCCGTGCAGCCGATCACGCAGCCGGTGCTGGCGGTCGATGCCGACAGCCTGGAGGCGGGCTTCCGGGGCGGCGCCGATGCCTTCAACAACGTCGGGCCGTTCGCGTGGGCTTTCGGCGACTCGGTTGCTGTGCTGAACCTGGGATGCAGCGGCAAGACCGCCGCGGCGGATGTCGGGGGTGGCGCGTCCGGCACCGGCTACACGAGCGCGATGCAGATGCGCGAGGACACGATGCGGCGCTGCGGCGTCAACATCGTGCTGGTCGCCCTGGGCACGAACGACTTCAACGGCGGCGCGGCGGCCCCCACGATCATGGCCGACCTCTCCTACAAGTACACCGAGTACGATGGCTTGGGCTTCCAGGTGTGGGGCGCGACCCTCCCGCCGCGCACCACGTCAACGGACAGCTGGGCGACCACGACGAACCAGAGCGTCACCGCCAACGAGAGCAAGCGCACGGGACTCAACACCCTGCTGCGCGCCAAGCCGACGCCGCTCGCCGGCGTCCTGGAGTTCTGCACGCCAGTTGAAAGCTCGCCCGGCAGCGGCCTTTGGATGCCAAACTGGACCTTTGAGGGCGTGCACTGGAATAAGCCGGCGACGCTCGCAGCCTCGGGCATGGTGCCGGTGACCAGCTTCAACGCGGCCGTGCCGGCGCAAGTCATAGCCTACGCCGACACCTGGGGCCGCAATCTTCACTCCACGCAGGCCGCGCTTGACTTCCTGCTGGACCCCGCTGATCCACTCGGGGCAGAGGTGCGCGTCGGGTCTGCCTTGATTAACTTCAACAGCACCTCCGATCAGGCAATCGCGCTCAGCGGTCCGCCGAACTTCGTCATCTCGCGCATCGTGGTGCGCAACCCTACCCTGACCTTTCTCTCTACAGCGGCAGGGGCGTTCTACTCGGCGGCGAGCAAGACGGGGCCGCTCATGGGAACCGCGACCACGACGAGTTTCACTGACGTGACCAGCGCTGGCGGCGCACACGTCTTCAATGGCGGAGCGTCGGTGAGGAACCCGACCCAAATATTCGCTTCCCTCACGACGCCGCAGGGCGCGACCGCGGCCGCCACGGTCGATGTCTATGGTGTCGCCTCGTCGAACTAGCGGCTAAACGGCTCTGGCTCGAGGAGGGGCTTTGCTTGGCGACGAGGCGATACGGCACGCTGGACGGCATACGTGGCGTGGCGGCTCTCTCGATCGTCACCTTTCATGAAGGTCCCTGGCTAGGGCAGCTTTCGCCGCGAGCCGGCTACCTCGCGGTTGATCTGTTCTTCGTGCTCAGCGGGTTCGTGATCGCGGAAGCCTACGAAGGCCGGCTCTCCGAAGGCTCGATGACGACCCTGGGGTTCCTGAAGACGCGCGCCATCCGGTTCTATCCACTGTTCGTCGCGGGCATCATCCTAGGGTGCGGTGAGCCGGCGATGTCGTTGGCCCTGCACCGTGGATATATAGTGCCGGTCGAGCACGACGCGTGGTGGTCGCTGGTCCCCGGCCTCTTCATGCTGCCGTGTCCGCCCTTCGCATCGAGCACTGCTCTTTATCCGCTCGATAGTGTCTTCTGGTCGCTGCTGTTCGAGATGTTGGTCAATGTCCTCTTCGTCTTCACCAGGCGGTTCTGGACGATCTGGGGCCTAGGAGGCTGTCTGGATAATCGCTCTCGGGTCTGA